TTTCCATTTAAAAGAGTATTCCCATGTTATTTTTGTTTTTGGTCCTGCTTTACCAATTTCATTTGCACCTACACCATAAAAGGCCTGCGTAAATATCAGACCATCAGTAATATATTCAAATCTATCTTCTTTTTCTTTTTGTAAAATTGTATTACATCCATCAAATATATTTTGACTTCTACCACTCGCACTTGGAAAGAATTCTTTTACTGTAAATCTTATTGGTGATAGTAAAACACTTGATTTTGCATAATTTTCTATGATTTTTTTTGCACTCTTTACATCTTTTTCTGTCATCTCCATGATAGATATAGGTTTTAAATTATGATTAATATAATGTAGTAATTGATATCTTGATTTATACATATCTTCTTCTTTTTCAAGTAACATAAAAGTAAATGCTCTTACATCTGTTTTTTTTACAAAATAAATATCAAAAGCTGCATATAAATTAATATATTTTCCATTTTTATCATGAGAAATCAATTCTCCGTCAATAAGTGTATTAAAACACTCTTTATTTAATGTTTTTGCTCCAGTAAATATAACATCCATATTGGTATTAATAAGATATATTTTACCTTCTTCAGAAATAAACATTAAATGACGTTCACCATCTGCTTTATCAGTAACAACAAAATCTTTTCTGATGTTTGGTTCATTTGAATTTTCATCAATAGCTGCAATATTTTTAAGCTGAAGAGTGATTGAATTAGGACCAATAAAGTTTTTACTTGTAATATATTTTTTGGGGTCAAATTCATCTTTCCAAATTATTTTCATATAAGAATCTATTACTTGCTTTTGCTCAGGATACGAAATTGGATAATTAGTTTGTTGAAGTCCACATAAAACAAATTTAATTACCTTTCTTAGAGAATCTGCAATAATTTGTGGTGTATTAAATTTACTAGTTGGCCCTATTTTGGAGTTATCAATTTCTATCTCAATTTCATAATTTTCCTGATTATTAAATACATTTGATTCCTCAATAGTATAAACACGTTGCATTGGTCCACGATTTTCTCGACCAAATTTATCTGGTGCTCTATTACCAAATTTGGTAATACTAATATCTACTTTAAACGGATAATCTTCATGTTGAAATGTTACTCTATTTATAAAACGAAAAACTTTTTTTGATTTTTTATAACTTTCTAATATATAATTTTCTACACCTTTTTTCACTTTTTCCTCTGTTTGATATGAAACACGAAAATTAAAATCATCAAAATCTACAGGATAAATTTTTTCAGAATTAATAACACCTAGTTTTTTTTGAATAATTTGAACACATGTTGGATTTGATATATATATTTGTTTCAAATCATTATTTTTACAAATTTCTTGTATTTTATGCAGTCCGGAAACTTCTATTCTTACATCTTCTGATAGTTTAAATCTTCCACTAATACTATCAAGATATTCACAATTAATACGTAAATAATATTGACCACTACTTTCTCCTTCCAATTTAAATCCAGCTGACTTCAACTTTCTTACTACATTATCATAGTCATTGCGCGTTAGATTTTTAATACCTTTAGTTCCAAAACGGACTTCCAATTCGTGAGTTAAATTAGAATTATAAGAGTATGGATTTACATTATAAAATTTTCTAATTAAATTATCTAAACGTTGTTGAGTTGGAGTTTTATCTATTTGTTTTTCTTTTACAATAACATCTTGTTCATCTTCTTCAAATAGCTCTTTTGGTGCTTCTTTTAAAGGTGGTGCTTCTTCAGGACTATGAGGACTGTATTTTTTTTTTATTACAGATGATGATGGTGGTGGTTCTTCTGGACTATGAGGACTGAATTTTTTTATAGGTGCCTTTACTTTTTCTTTTTGTTTTTTTAATAAATTTTTTAGCAATGCAAATCGGTCTCTTATTCCAAAAGAATCTAACTGTTTCTTATCTTTTTCTGACAAATTATCCCATAATTCAGTGAGTTCAGGATTCATCAAATTTCTAAGAATTTCAATTTGAATTTCTTTTTTAGGATATTTTAATATTTTTTTCTTAGTATCAGCATCTAATCCAGAAAAGAAATCATTTAATTCTGTCTCACCATAATCATTTGCACTCTCTAAATCAGACTTATTTGATTTTTCAATAGAACTCATTATTATATATATAATGAGACATATTTTTATATTGTTGTTCATTTTTTTTTAAAATTAAAAATATTGAATAATTGCTTCATATAATTCTTTCTTAGATTTATTCTTTCCTGTTTCTATATTTGTTATAGTAATAGATAACTTATTACTAATTTCAATTAAATCACTTACCTTATATACAGACATTGGCTTTATTGGTTTATCAATATTTGTAATTTTATATAAAGAAGATTTCATTTCATTTACCTCACATTCATTTGCCAATTTAAAACCATATTTATTAAAATATTTAGATTGAGTATATATTTCTTGAACAATAAAAATATCTTTTGAATCATTCACCATTAATTCATAAAAAGTCTTTTTATTTGTAAACATTATATTTATATTTTCAATTGCACATAAAGTAAGAAATGTTTTTATAGATAAATTATTATCATTTGCCAAATTACTTTCAAGATTAGAGAGAGTATCAAATTTATAAATTTTGGCAATATCCTTATTGTTCCTTATTAATGATACCAATTCTATTTTTAATTGTTTGGCTACCAATAAATTTTTATGATTCATCATCTCATATTTTTCAAATCCAAATTTTATAATATAATAGCACCAAAAAAGAGGGTCTTGTTGATTAGGAATAAATAAATCGTCTTTTTTAATATCTTCTACTTTCTTGACAATAGTTTGTTTTTCATTATTGGAACGTTCCAATATCATTTGCAAAGATTGTTGTATATTTTTATCGTCTAATATATAATCTTGTAATTCAATTAATACATCATTATATAAAGTCATTATTACTTACTAAATATTTTGTTATTATCTTTAATATCTTTTGAAAAATATGTATTTTTATAATCTTCTTTTTGTTGTTCAATACTATTTAACGTAGTCTCTTGTGTATTAACATATTTAATATAGATATTTAATTCATTAATTATTTCTTTTTTTAACTCAGAAAGATTTATATGAATACCATATTTGTTTTCATTTAAAGTAACATCTTGGTGTCGACTAAGAATTCGGAGCACTTCAATTTGATTAAATTTATTCATATTTTCAATGGTATCTCTTATATAGTTTAATTCACTTACTGAAAAATAATTTACATCATTTGTAGAAAGAATGGCTTCCATTTTATTCATATAAAAAAATGTTTTTAAATGAATATACAATTTTAATAATTTTATAGATATTATAATATATATTTTATTCTTCTTCAATTACCAATCTTGGTTTACTAGGTTGCTTAGGTTTTGCTGTAAAATCTTTTTCCTTTATTAGTTCACCAATAATAGAAATATATTTATCATTTAATTCAAAACGCTGACCAATAACCTTAATAGTAATTTTATCTCCTTCTTGCACTTCTGAAAAATAGGAATTTGAATAGTGATGGTCTTTAGCTACGAATACAACAATTGGTGAAGGAACATCATTTGCACTTTCAGCACGAATTCCTGCTTTGGTAATATTTTTTGCAATACATTGAACCAACATTCCTTCTACAGGAAAACAAACATCACACTCAAATACAACTTCAAATAAAATATTATTTCCACGCTGAACAATACCACTAGAATAGGTAATTATTTTGGTTGAATTTGGTTTAATAAAACCTTCTACAACACATTTACCTTCATAATTAATTTTAATATTTTCTTCAATATTTTCTTTTAAATTCTTACCAATTGTTGTAATTGGTAAAACAATTTTTCTGGTAATTAGACATCTAGAGTAAACAGATTGTATTCTTGTTTCTCTCTTTTTTTTCTGTTGTGTTGGTTTTGCCGCGGATACTACTTCCATTATATATTATATATTATACATAATATCTTTTAATTATATTTTTATCAATTTTATTTATAAATATAATTAGATAAATATTGTATAAAATTTATGCCAAATTGCCATTTCTGGAGTTAAAAACCACTTCTTATCATTTTTCTTAATGGAGTTAAAATAGCGTAAAATAAATTCTTGTAAAACACATAATTCAATTTGACCGACTGATTCACTAATAATATTTCCATCATCATCCTTTTTAGCCTTTGTATTTTCATTTGTGTATTTTTTATCATTACCTACAATTTCATTTAATTTTTGAAGTGTTTTTACTTTTCCTGATTCATCACATCTTGCACCTGTATCTCTTTTAGAAACAATATCCTTTGTTTTAAAAACTAAATATCGATTACTTTTTTCATATCCAATAAAACCGATAATTTTATTGTATTCTTCTAGTTTCATAGTTAAATACTCTTTGGCTTCTTTGGAAGCTGCTATTTCTCTCTGGTCTTCCGGTTCTGCTTTTTCCCATTTATTTTTATTATTTAAAATCATAATCATTCTTTTATTTAATTTATACATTATAAATACAGTAAATGATTTTGTAGTAATACTATTCATATCAAAATATTCCTTAGCTAACCATTCAAATGAACCTTGTTTAATACTATTGAGAGAAAAAAGATAATTCATCACTTGCAATTTTTCATCAAATAAAAGTAATTCAATCATATGTGCTACAAGAAAGTGTATTAATAAATTATCATTTTTTGTATCAGGATATTCTTTTGACATTTTTCTAATTACAATCCCACAATGTTTATACCAATTATCATCTCCTCTTGGCACTTTTGTTTCTTTTGTAAATTCTCTTGTTATATCAAAATTTACTTTCATTTCATCTACAAGTCTTTTACCTTCCGGAAAAATATCTTCTTCTTCTTCATTAACAACTTTATTCAAATTTCTTTTATCAATTACGGGCTTAACAATATTTTGTTTGATTTCGAATTTAATCATATCATGTTTATAGTCAATAGGAACAGACCTATCAAATATTGATGCATTTTTATCTCTTAATTCTAATGGTTGAAATAAGTAATAATCTCCTACATTTACCAATCGACCATTGCGACCATATTTATCAACTATAAATTCATTTTCATCTTCAATTAATTGAGTAAGTGCTGAATAAATTTGAACATAAGGATATTCTTTTGGAGTCCTTATTGCTTTAAGTAAAATATCTTTTTTATAAAAAAAACTTTCTTTCATTAACATTCTAATACGTTGTAATATTTTTTCTGAGTTCATAATAATAAAATTTTCATTATAGGTATCTTCATTTAATTCATCTTCATTTATATCTTTATCAGGGATACAATTATAATTACAATCTGCCATATAATCACATGCCGGTGAAAAGGGAGCATCTCCAACTTTAAAATCTTTTAGAGATATACCCGTAGATAAATCTTGTGTAATTGTTTCCTTTAGGGTTTCACTAATTATTTTTTGAGTAAAATTAGTCTGGTCATGATTAATAATACAATCAACAGCAGTTTCCTTTAAAACTCTGGTAACCTTTCCTATTTGAATTGCTTTAAATTCAGCAACACGATAAACATATAAATCCGCAGCTTCTTCAAGATTTTTTTCCAAAATGGTTCCATAAAGAAATATTTCTACATTCCTTTTTTCAAATGGCAAGTCTTTATGAGAGAAATTACGAACAGCACGTCCAATAATTTGTTCAATACGATTCATATTATACCAAGGTTCCAAAATATGAACTTGGCGAATAAATTTAAAATCAATGCCTTCAGAGCCTGCTTTGGAAATTAATACCACTTTTACTTTGTGACCATGTTTATTTTCTTCACCCGTTAACCCTTTAACCTCAAAATCATTATTTGGCGATAAACGAGGGTCACCTGTAATCATTGCATAACGTGCTGG